GATGCATCAGATGCCTGATGGCACTATGATGCCTGACGCCGCAATGGCCGCGCCACAAGGACCACCGCCAACGATGCCCGGTATGCCGCCAGTAGATATGGCTAACGTCGACATTGACCAAGCCGCTCAAGGTGCAATGCAGCGGGGGGTTGATCCTACCGTCCTTGAGGGGATGTTGGGTGACTACGTTACCCAGATGGACGGCTTAGATAACGCCGAAGATTATGAGACCGTAATGAACGGTATCCGCGGCGATCAGGTCCCAGTAGAAGGCCGGTACGCCGAGCTTGCTGAAATAGTTGGGCCAGAAGATGCGCAGGCAACGCCTGAGTCAGTGCTAACTTTGGTACAACCTATTATGCAGATGGCTGCGGTTGACCAAGGTATTGGCGGATTAGCTCAAGAAGAAATGAACGCGCCTATTGAAGGTGCGATGGCGGAAGGCATTATGTCTACTGTCAATATGGGCGCTCCGGAGGGCCCAACTCCTGTAAATTTTAACCAAGGCGGCGCGGTCCATTACATGGGCGTGGGCGGTGTCGCCCTTCCACAGGTAGGGGGCCGACAAGGTGAAATTTTTAGAGAGCAGCAGTCCTTGTACCAGTCTTTACTGGACCCTGCTTCAGAAGAAGAGGATTTAGAAGAGCAAACAAATTTAACACAAGCGCAGATGCTGTTTGATGTCGCTCAAGGGGCCTTAGCTTTTGCTTCGCCCGGTGATCGTCAAATGAGCCCTGCGGAGCGATTAGCTCAATCCTTTACGCCTGTTATAGGTAATATTGGAGCCCGAGCCGGGGAGCTTGGTAAATTTAAGCAAGCTCAGAAAGCTCAGACAAAACAGATGGACATGGCGGCTTTACAGGCGGCTGGGTCCTTATACGGCGCTGAAAGAGGTGCCGAACTGACGCAAGAGAACAAAGATATTGGAGACGTGTTTCAAATAACTGTTACAGGTGCAGACGGCAAAAAGACCCAGTCTACGGGGCCTTTGACCCGTAAGAGTTATGCGGATTTGCTGGAGCTACATGGCGCAAATAATGTCGAAATTATGCAGATCGCCAAGCCTACAGGTGTTGTACAGAAAGCTGAAAACTTCCTGCTCAACGGCTCACTTGTTCCGGCTGTGCCGGGAACGGCGGGTTACGCCTCCCTAGTTGCGCAGGGCGCGGTAGCCGCGGGCGACGTACCTACTTCCGCCATAACGACTCGTAAGCAATACACGCTTTCAGCCGATATAACGATGGGTGATAAAACGTATGCGGCGGGCACGTCTCCTTTCTTCAGTGATCTGGAAGCTGCTGAGATATCTTCTAGTCTCGGTGCGGACACTTTGGTTGAGACGGAATACGAGTTTAAGCAGATCAATAATGGCAAGACGATTGATGTCGTTCGTTACGATAAGAACAACCCTACCGTGGACCCTGTTAGCATTTACAGCACGGACATCTTACAAGACCCTGATTTGTTCAAAATCACTATGCCAAACGCCGAAGGTGTTTCGGTGGCAGCCGTTGTTGACCTCACCACGGACTCAGGTAAAGCCGCTTTGGCTAAAGTTAACGAGCTTAACAAAGCGACTCCCGGCTCGGCTTTTATGCAGAAAATCGGAACGGAAAGCTTTGTGTCTAAGGCCTTCTTGGTTCCGAACTCTACCGCAGGTGGTGGCGCAGAAGTTCGTATGTCCTTCGATGGTGGTCAGAGCTATATTGGGTCAGACGGTCTTCCAAGGCAGCTTCCGCCAAATGCGTTTGAGCTTAGTAACCGTATTTCTAACGATGTTTACCGTAAAGAGAAAGTTCGTTCTTCCGCTAAAGATTGGTTGAGACAGAATGATCAAGGTGTTGTCGGTGGAATGCAAAACCCACAAGGCGGCGGTGTTTCATCAGATATTAGTAAAGAAAATCAAACCTTTGTGACAGATAATTTGCAGAAAATTCGTAATGGTACAGGTTTCTGGTCAGGCTTTAACTCTGCCGTGAACGCCGTAGCCGGTGGCTTACTAGCCCCTGAAACGTTCTCTGAAATGTTTAAAGATACGGAAGAAGGTAGGCAGTACGTTCAGTTGATCCGAATAATGGGTCGTTCCGCTCTCGCCTCGTCGCCAAGATTTGCGATGGCGGACTTGGTAGCCACAGAAGGTTTGTTCCCGAACGAAGAAAGATTGTTCCGTAACCCTGTTTCTGAAGCAAACAAGCTGGCCTTGTTGGTGGATGCGCTCAAGAAAGAGGAAGTACGTCTGCAAGAACTTAGGGCGGCAGAGGAGCCAATAGACCCTGCGGTCCTAGCTACGGCATCACAAAAACTTCAAGAAATTGCTCGCCTAAAAGAGCTTCTTGGGCCAGTATTGATGCAAGGCGGTGCTGAAGCCACAGCAACCTCTATTTCAGGTGCTCAAGACTTAATGCGCGGGAAACTGCGAACAACACCGTAGCGAGGAAAGTTTAATATGGCCGGAATAACATCAGTCCTCCCTGACGACACAGACATTGTAGCGCCGGACGATACCGTAGTTGTAGCGCCGGACGATACCGTAGCTCCCGCACCCGTTGCGGATGTAGCGGAAGCCCCCGGTGCTTTCCGAATGAGTTTTTCGCCACAAGAGTTTTCGGACCTTTGGGCAACTTATACGGAAGCATCTAATGCCCCGCAATCTACGTTTAAAACACCGGCACAAGGTTTTGCCTCAAGCTTGGTAGACACGCTGGTGTTTGATCCTTTTTACGAAGGTAAAATGGACTATAACTCTCTTCGTTTAGGAACTGCCCCTATTTTGCAAGAATTAGGGATTGATGGCGGTTTGTCTGACGCACAAATTATTGAAGTTTTTGCAGAAGACGAGGAAGGCGGCGATATCATTGCTGATCCCGAGTTTTTTGAAGGACTAAAAAGACGTAGTTTAGGCGCAGCAGGTGGTACAGGCGGTTTCTTTGCCGGGATGAATTTAGGTAACGCTGCCGTTGCAGGCGTACCACCCGTTACCCCTTGGACCGCCGCTGTTAGGTTAGGAGTCCCTATAATTACAGGTGCCGCCGGATATGTTGCAGGCAGTCTTGCAGGAGACCGGGGCACAGACCGGCTAATGGGCCGAGAGCCTATTGTGGTGCCGGGCCAAGATTCTGCGGACTACAAAGCGGGTAAAGCGGCGGCAGATGCCATAGGTTTCATGATTACTCCGTGGATGGCCCCTGCAAAAGGAGGTGCTAATTTGGGCGGACTAATTGCTCTAAATAATGCAAAAGCGTTTATAGGGCCTATGATAAACGGCGCTTCACGAGCACCCCTCTCTACCCGAGCCGTGGCTAAAACAGAAGAAATAATCGGTACAATGGGTACTTTAGCTCGAACAAACCCTTTTAAAACAGCCTTTATCGAAGGGACGGCTGCCGCTGCAAGTGTAAAAGGTACTGAAATAGCGGAAACAATTACCCCGGATAACCCTTGGGTACGATTCGGGTTTGAAACAGTAGGCGGGTTGTCTGGCGCGGTAGCCGCGGACCTTTCGGCAAACCGACTCCCTCAAGTTCTGAAATGGGGTGGGCGCGGTGTTTACAATATTTTTAATAAGTTACGTGGTAACGAACCGCTAGACGACATGCAGGCAAAATATGGCATCTCAAAAGAGGAGCTAAGGACTGCTGGAAACTTTATTACAGAGCAACTTGAGAAGAACGGGGAAAACCCAGACGAAATACTAAAAATACTAAATGACCCCTCTTTTAACAAGTGGCTCGTTGACGAAAACGGTAACCAGATAGAATTGGACCCTGCTACTAGGGCCGCAAGTGTTACGTTGCTGTCTTTACAGAATCAATTTATTGACGCGTCCCCCGGTGCTTTTGGTGCAGATGCGGGCGCTAAGATGAAGTCGTCGGTAGACGCGTTACGCCGCGCTTTGTTGGCGATGTACGCGGACGGTTCTAAAGAAGCCCTTAGTGATGCTGCTTTAGTTCAGACTAGCTTATTTTCGGGTGTGTTAGATTCCAAATTGGCTAGGGCTGTCAGTAATGCCCAAGAAGCGATGCGGCGAGTGAGACCCGAAGGGGACGATGTTGACCTTCAAGCGGCGGATAATATATTTACGTTGTTAGACGGACAATACACGGCAGGCCGCAGCGAAGAACAACTCCTTTGGAGACAAATCCCAAAGGATGTCGAAGTCACCTCCTTTATTAACGAAGACGGTGTAACACAAAGTACACCTAACTTTATTTCAAAATGGGATGACCTTCTAGGTGACGAGACGCCTGAGATACGGGAAGCTATACTTAAAAACGACGATTTAAACTTCTTAAAGAAATTTGTAGAACGTAAAACAGATGAGCTAGGCCTTAATGCCGGTGACGGCGGACCTGCTTCGGCAGCGCCCTCTATGCTACCCGAGCAAAGAAGTTTAAATACCGCACTGGATAAGATAGCGGGGACACCTGATGCAGAAATCCCGCAAAATCTTGTTGACAACATGCAGGCGGACGGTGCTTCACTAGCCGACATCATGGCGGAACTTCGCAAACAAGCGTCTAGCGCTCGTGGAGAAGCCGCGTTTGCCCCAAAACCGGATGCGAACGACAAAGCCCTTGCACGTGCACTGGATGCGCAAGCAAACTTGCTTAGTGCGCAAAAAAGACAAGCTGACGATTTTGCAACAACCGCGGCAAAAGAACCCGAAGTTATTGGATTAAATGCCTACGAATTAGTTAGGTCCAGAGGCCGAGCTTTGGCTATGGGTAGACGCTTAAATGCGGCGGGCTTAAACGAAGAAGCGCGTGTTGCTAACGAGATGGCCGATTCAATGCTTGCTGATTTAAACAGTATGGGTATTGGTGTAAGTCAATCTTATGACACAGCACGGAGTTACTCACGTGCCTTTAACGACGTCTTTACACGTGCGTATGCGGGCGAAGTCTTAGGTACAAAGAAAAACGGCGCACCTAAAATATCTATTGAAACCATGGCTAATACCATGATGAAAGGCGATGCTGCATTTATGCGAGCTGCGCAGTTAGACGGTATAGCTAAATTTCAAGTAACTCAATCTTTAACCAACTTGTTGCGGTCAGATAACCCGGACGTTCCCGAGCTAGGGGACATAGGCGCAACTTTACTAAAAGATTTTCAAGCCAACGTTGACCCACAATCTGGTGTTTTGGACATGGATTTGATGCGGGCATGGTATGGTAGAAACGAAGAGTTAATAAAGTCAGTTCCTAACCTGAACACACGTATTAGTGCCGCAATGAACGGGTCTGTTCAACTGCGAAGTGCGGAAGATACGCTTTTGCGTACAATACGAGCTAATACGTTAAATCCAGATGGAACGTTAAATGTTGGCGCATTGTCCAACTGGAGAAATAACGCTAATAACGAAAGGTTGTTAGATTTGTTCCCGTCTCTTAAAACAGACTTGGACAATGTAGACAAAGCTGCAAACTTACTGACTCAAACAAAAATAGACAATAAAGCTGCGGAAGAAGTTGAACGAAACGCCGTGGGTTTGTACGAGCTGTTACCCGACAAAACCACAAATGCCGCTACGGCGATTGCTTTAGGTATTTCAAGTGATAACTCAAAGCCGTTCAAAGACATGAACCGACTTATGCGACTGATTACAGATGTTGGGGAAGACGGTTTCAGTGTAACTGCTAAAAATAGTCCAAACACCGGAAAAACGTGGACTCAAGCAGACCTTAAAGACGGGATGCGAACCGCCATCTATGACACTATATTTAAAGCCGCAGCGGACGGTACTTCGTTTAATCCTGCTGTCGCCTACAACAGGTTATTTGCAAAACACCCTAATGCCGACATTTCTATTGCAGAATGGATGCGGTCCAACGATCTTATAGGCGCAGAACAGCTCAAAGACACTCAGAAGTTCTTGCGCAAAATGGGCGAAATCCGAGCCTTTACAATGAGAGCAAAACCCGGTCAAACAGACGAGTTTTTTGCGGATATCGGCGAGGGTGTTAAAATCCTTGCGGCCATGGGTGGTTCCGTTGCAGGCACAAACCTTCGCCAGTTGTTTGGTGGTGGTGGTACTGGGGACCTTATTGCGGCAGGCCGTGGTGCGACGTATGGACAATCTTTAGCCAGTAAATACATGGCAGAGCTTCCTCAATCGCTACAAGCAAGTCGAGTAGCCATTATTTTAGAAAACGAAACGTTACTTAGACAGGTCCTTAAAACAGGCCGGACTGAGCGTGAGAAAAATGCACTGGCGCAGCAGTTAGAACAAATGTTTATAAACAATTATATAGTATCACCTACTCGTAGGGGTGGCGGCGAAGCGTTACAGACCGTGACCGATGAAAACACCTACGACATAGATGGTAAAGTAATTCCATCCGCCGACGTTCCCACAGCAAGCGGAGGGAATATCCCCACTACGGTTACACCTAGCGTTGCGCCGGTAGCGGCACCTCCCTTAAACTCTACGCCGGTTGTACCTAGTGGGGTTACCCCTATTGACCCTAGCGCCCCACGGAATCCGTCGAGGAGACAATCTTCGGCACCGGCACCTATTGCCTCTTCCGGACCCGTTGACCGGGCTAGGTTTGCAGCTATTTTTCCAGAAGATCGTGAATTAATGGGTATCGGTAGCTTGATGGAGGGTAATGCGTAATGCCGATTTTTGATATGTACAGTGGTCGTCCAAATCTTTTCACGAGAAATGAAACAGACCGCATGAATAACCCGGAAAAATACAATTACAATCAAGCTCAATACGACGCTTTTATTGCAAGCCTTGAGGACAAACTGATTTCCCGGCAAGCTGTTGACGAAAGAAGCAAAGAAGTTATTCCAACGTCTTATGCTAACTTTGGTACAGCCGGCACTAATCCCGGATTTAGTTTAGCGGGAAGATCAGGGCATACAAGTGGTGGCCTAGCGGGTAACGCGGGTTCAGCCCAATACGCGGATGGCGGAATGGTTGAGCAAGAGGGTATAAGCCAGTTGTTTGAAAAAGCTAACGCCCCTGCTTCTATGAACCCCATTTTGGAACATCACTACAGGAACTTGGCGGAAGGAAAATCCGTCAACAACGACGACGGGTCGGTTTCAACTGTCCACACGGCACAAGTAGACATTGACGGGACCCCTACACTTATTCCAACCCTCTGGGACGGTCAAGTCCTTTCCGTAGAAGCCGCCACCCAACGTTCTTTAGCGTCAGGGAGAGATTGGCCGACAGCGGAGACGCACGAAGACTTGCGTCAGTATGACATGGAACTACACAAAGAAATGACACCAATTACCGCGGAAGCTGCACAAAAAGTGCTTGCTGAAGGCGAGGCTTCACAACAATACGCGGAGGGCGGAATCGTGCAACACATGCAACTGGGTGGGGTGGCGTCTCCGTATGTGGACCCTATGCAGATAGGTGGAATAGGTGGTTTATTTCAAAACATGATGGGTGGTGCGTCCCTCGAAGGTTACGGCGGCGGGGCAATAAAGCCGGAACGAGTGTATTAACAATGCCTGCAAAAAAACCCGCAAAAGGCAAAGCAAAGGTTAAAGTAACCTCTTCTGGCAAAAAAGTTAGCTACGGACAAGCCGGAAAAGCCAAAGACGGTGGTCCCAGAGTTCGTGCAGGGACTTCGAAAGGTGACAGCTACTGTGCCAGAAGCCTCGGTATTAAAAAAAGGTTACCTAAAAAGAAACGAAACAATCCAAACACCCCCAACAACTTATCACGAAAGCGTTGGAAATGTTCAGGCGCAAAGTCTAAAAAAGCGTAGTTACCGCAGCCAACTCTTAGTATCTTCGCGCAGCACCTGACCGGCTATATCTACCTTATCCCTTAAAGCTTGTAAGATTTTCTCGTCTATAGTGCCCGGTGAAACTAAATCGATGTACGTTACTTTGTTGGTTTGTCCAATACGGTGCGCTCTATCCTCAGATTGCAGCCGTATCTCCAAGTCGTAACTGTTGCTAAAATAGATAACGGTATTTGCCGCAGTTAATGTAATGCCGTAACCGCCTGTCTTAGGCTGTCCTACAAAGAACCGCAACGGGTTCTCCGGGTCTTGGAAAGCATTAACAATCTCCTGCCTTTCATCTTGGGGGGTATCCCCGTAATAGGTTGCGACCGAATCGGGTCCGAAACGGTCGCGCAGGGTAGTTGCTATCTGTTGGATGTCGTGTGTATACGTCGCCCAAATGATGGCTTTCCCCTGTAACTCTTCTGCCACGTCCAAAAGCTCGTTTAACCTGTTACTTTTTACGAGCTGTATTTCACCTTCGTCAGGCATCAAATGGCCGCAGCAAATCTGTTGTAGGCGCATGATCTGTGTCAGTACACTAGCCGTGGTCGCCAACTCCCCGCTTTCTAACTTAGCCAAAGCTAACTTTTTCATCTGCCGGTATAGACGGTCCTGCTCCGGGGTCAGTTCCACGTCGCGCCGAATATACACCTTGGCAGGCAAATCTAAGCAGTCCATCTTGAGCACCCTGTTACTAAAAGTGTCTAACTTTTCAGCAAGCTCGTCCAAACGACGGTAACCCGTGATCTGTTGAAAGCTGCGATGGCCCATGGTCCGTTGTTGAATGTTCGCGTACCGTGATTGGAAAGCATAATAGCTATTAAACCCTAACGACTTATCTGCCAGAAAAGCGCACTGACTAAACAAGTCCATGGGGCTCTTGGTAATGGGTGATCCCGTTAATATACGGCGATACTTAGACCGCTTCTGTAAGGCCATGATGTTCTTAGTCCTAGCAGCTTTGCGGTTCTTTATGGTGGTAGACTCGTCCACTATCACCATGTTCGCCGGGTTCTGGTAAAGGAAAGCAGTGGCAGCCTCTGTTCCGCGGGAGCTAGAGAAAGCCTCTACGTTCATAACAAAAATCTTTAGGGAGGGCTCCCTGTCGACAATAAAACCTGTAAGCTCTTCTTCAAACCGTTTCGTCTTAGAGGGGGTCCATCGACACACCTTACGGGGTATGCGCTTTGGCAAGTGGATAGGTATCTCACCCTTGATCCAGTTGTCGTAAACACCTTTCGGCGCTATAATTAACACGGAATTTAACTTCCCCGCTTCATACAATACAGCCATCGTATCGATAGCTACTTTGGTTTTCCCCGTGCCCATCTCCATAAACAGCGCGTAGTATTCCGCGGCCCACGAGTCTTCCAACGCAGCCCGTTGGTGGCCATAAGGAGTAGTCTCGTAGTTATAGCCCTGCATCATCTTCCTCTTTTTTTAAACCGCTTGACATGTGTAGGATATAAGATAATATCTACATTTGTCAAGGCCCGAAAGGTGCCTTTAACCACGAAGGAGAGAAGTTATGAATGAAGACTTAACGAACATGATGGAGGCCGACTTTGAAAATAAGCAGGCAACCAGCGTTGAGAAGATAGACCAACAAGGCCTTACCTCGGTAGCCGGGTTGGCCCGCCAAATCAGAGCCAAAGAAGTAAAGATTGAATCACTTGAGAAATCTCTCAAGGAATCCAAGAAGGACCTTCAGAAGCTCACTGATGAAGAAATGCCTGCAATGCTTGCAGAAATAGGTATCTCTTCGTTTTCCTTAGACGACGGCAGTACCGTCGAAGTTAAGCAAACGTATGGTGCATCCATACTCGTTCAAAATCGCCCTACCGCTTATGAGTGGTTACGTGACCACCAGTACGATGACATTATCAAAAACACTGTCATGTGCCAGTTCGGGCGGGGTGAAGATGATCAAGCAAGCGCATTCTCACAGTTCGCAGAAACTCAGGGGTTTATCCCACAACAGAAAACTGAGATTCATCCTCAGACGCTACGTGCGTTTGTGAAAGAACGATGTGAGGCAGGAGAGGAGTTCCCCATGGAGTTATTTGGGGCTTGGGTAGGTCAACGTGCGATTATTAAACGAGGGAAATAAAATGACACAAAAAAAAGCAGTAACAGAAAATAAAATTGGTGAAATAGTAGCTTTCGACCCATCGATGTTTGAAGCCGACGCGGGTCAGGGCATGGAGAACATGGGGCAAGAAGACTTAGCTCTTCCGTTCCTTAAAGTTCTTTCAGGCAATGACCCTGTATTGGACGAAAACGAAGTGGCTCGTAAGGGTGATATTTACAACACCGTAACCAGCTCCGTCTACAAAGGTAAGGAAGGAATCCGTGTGATCCCTTGTGCTTATCAGCGCCGATTTATTCAATGGGCCCCCCGTGGTATAGGGAGCGGTGCACCTACGGCAATTTACGAGCCGGGCGACGTGCGTCCCGAAACACAACGTTCTACCGATGACAACAAAGACTATGTTGCTGACGGTAGTGGGGAGTATATCGAGGAAACACACCAGCACTTTGTGCTATTAGTAGGGGAAGACGGAGGTGCCGAGACAGCCTTGATTGCTATGAAATCTACGCAGCTCAAGAAGTCGCGTAAGTGGAACAGTATGATGGCGTCACGGTCTATGCAGGGCGCTAACGGTCCATTTACCCCTCCGCGCTTTTCGCACATCTACAACCTGAAAACGACCTCTGAGGAAAACTCTAAAGGGTCGTGGCACGGCTGGGAAATGTCGGTGGATAGTGCCATTGCGGATGCTGGACTGTACGGTAGGGCAAAAGCCTTTGCCGAAAGTATAACCAGCGGCGACGTTGTTGTTAAACATACGGATGAAGAAAGCCCAAACGCTGACATACCCTTTTAAAAAGCTAGCGTTCAGGTGGGGCATGGTGCCCCACCTTTTTTTCCGTATGGGGGCAAGTAATGTCAGTAGAAAAATTCATGGCCATATTCGATGGCCTCAAGGTAGCTCACGGATACTTTAAGATTGAAAAAACCGGTGCTAACGGCAAGGCTCAAGGTAAGGCGGGCGTTCTTCGCGAACCTCAGACCAAACAACTTTGGGAAGACCATTTAAGCGGCACAGGTAACGGCCTTGGTATTATTCCAATAAACGAAGAGAACAACTGTAAGTGGGGCTGTATAGATATTGATCAATACCCCCTAGACCACAAATTGTTGGTGGATAAAATCCGCCGCATGAAATTACCCCTTGTTGTGTGCCGCTCTAAATCAGGCGGGGCACATTGCTTCTTGTTTACCACGGCGTGGGCTGAAGCCAAAGACATGCAGAAAGCTCTACAAGCCATGGCCGCCGCATTAGGCTACGGTGAGAGCGAGATATTTCCCAAGCAGATAAGGTTGCACCTAGACCGTGGCGACGTAGGTAACTTTCTTAACCTACCATATTACGATCACGAAGGAGGCCTTCGGTACGCCTTTTTAGACGACGGCACCTCCGCAACTATCGAAGAGTTTATAGAAATACACCAGAAATACGCTCAAACCCCCGAAGAAGTTGTCAAGCTGCAAGTCATTGGCGGCGGTGAAACAAAGCTTCTTCAGGACGGACCTCCCTGTTTACAAATCCTCTGCAAGCAGGGCATTAGCGAAGGCGGACGTAACAACGGGCTATTTAATATCGGAGTGTATCTACGAAAAGCGTATCCAGATAGTTGGGAGTCAGAAATCCTTCGGTACAACATGGACTATATTGCTCCGCCTTTACCTCTTGGGGAGGTCAACGTAGTTGCCAAGCAAGTAGAGCGGAAAGACTATGCTTACAAGTGCAACGACTTGCCTATCAACGCGCACTGTAATAAAGAGCTTTGCCGGACGCGTAAGTTCGGCATCGGTGCTGCGATCGCAGGGGCAACCATCGCAAATCTACGGAAATATAACTCTACTCCCCCCGTGTGGTTTATGGACGTAAACGGCGAGCCGTTGGAAATGGACACTGACGCTCTAATGAATCAGATGACTTTCCAGAAAGCGTGTATGGAGCAGCTTAACTTCATGCCAAGGTCCGTGGCCAAACAACAGTGGGAAAGCCGTATAAGCACCCTTCTGACCGAAATGAAGGACAATGAAAGCGCCATCATGGAAGTAGCAGTAGACGCCAGTATAAGCGGTCAGTTCTACGACTACCTTGAAGAGTTTTGCCGTCACCTACAGGTTGCGCAGGACAAAGAAGAAATACTGCTACGTCGTCCTTGGACTGATGAAGAGCAGAACATTACTTTCTTTAGACTAAAAGACTTCGAAAATTTCCTGAAGAAGAATAAGTTCTACGAATACAAGTCTCACCGTATTGCTCAACGCCTCCGTGACATCAACGGCTCTAGTGTCGTGCTAAAGATTAAAGGCCGCGCTGTCCGTGTTTGGCAGATACCCGCGTTTGATACTTCCGATATTGATATCGATACACCCAAGTTTGGGAGCCAGCAGGGAGCACCGTTCTAATGACAGAATTTACGCTCACAGTCAGCGCGTACAAAAGACGCCGCAATGCTGCGATTGTTAAAATGATCGATGAAGATCGTATGACGATGACCGCTGTGGCAAAGTGGTTTGAAATATCCAAGCAGCGGGTTAAACAGATTTACGACAAAGAGAAGGAGAGATATGTTTAGAATTTTTGGACCTCCGGGAACAGGTAAAACGACCACGCTATTAAACATGGTGGACGAAGCTTTAGAAGCGGGGACACATCCGCACCGCATTGCTTTCCTAGCCTTTACACGCAAAGCGGCCAACGAAGCAAAAGAACGTGCCGCAGCTCGCTTTAAGCTGGACCCCAAAAAGGACCTTATCTATTTCCGAACACTGCACTCCCTTGCGCTGACCATGACAGACATTAGACCTGAGCAGGTGATGCAGGAAGCACACTTCCGGGAGCTTAGTCGTTCTATAGGCGTAACGCTCGGCGGAACAAAAGCCGGGAGCTTTGATGACGACATGCCCTCGATGGTTGCAAGTAACGATCCTATACTTGGGCTGATTAACCTAGCCCGTTTGAGAAAGGTTCCGTTACGGGACCAGTACAACCAAAGCAATCTTGAGCCGGACTGGAACACCGTCAACTATGTTGATAAATGTCTACGAGAATACAAAGAGAGCATGGGGCTCTACGACTTTACCGACATGTTGGCGGAGTTTGTTAAAGGCGCTGATACTTTCTGCCCTGACTTTGACCTATGCTTCTTAGATGAGGCACAAGATTTAAGCCCATTGCAATGGGAACTGGCCCACGCCATCGACGGGCATTCTAAAAGAATGTATTGCGCAGGGGACGATGACCAAGCTATCTATCGATGGGCAGGCGCAGACGTGGATCACTTTATTAATCTTCCGGGCGGGTCTGAAACATTGTCTCAGTCTTACCGGATACCTCAGTCGGTCCACCACCTCGCCGAGAAGGTTGTTCGCCGCATTACACGGAGATTTCCCAAACAGTATGACCCGAAGGAGGAGCCCGGCAAGGTGGCCCGTATCAACACGATCACAGCGTTAGACATGTCGGAGGGCTCTTGGTTAATACTATCGCAGGCAGGGTACCATCTACAGCCCGTAGCAAGTGACCTGAAGTCGAGTGGCTACCTTTTCAACTACCGCGGCCACCGGAGCATTAGCGAGAAACTGTCTGAATCGGTTAACGGTTGGGAGCAGTTGCGCAAAGGCAGAGAGATCACCGGGGAAGTAGCACGTAAAATATACAGCTTTATGTCTACCGGCACCCGAGTGTTAAGGGGCTATAAGAAGCTCACTGGTATAGACGACCATGACCTCATAACAATGGGCACTCTGGTC